TTAGCTAAATGAGGATTGAGTAAAATATATTTAATAGGTTTATTATTTTTATAACCTGTTACATAATATATTATTCCTTTCTTATAAAGCTTTTTCATAAACTCTGCATACTTATTTCTTGTGTATTCTATTTCTTGCATTAGAGTTTCATCACTATGAGGGATGTGTTCTTTATCATGTAAGATATTAAAACATCCTTCAACCATATCTGCCATCTTAGTAATTCTTCCTAATTCAGTAGATGAAAAGTATTTAGTGATATATGCAAGAGCTTTAGAATCAATTACTACATATTCTTTATAATCTAATAACACTAAGTCTTTATGAAAGGAATTTAAAGATGTTATGTTAGGATTTTCTGATTGTAAAGTCTGACCTGTTTCAATGTTTACATATTTAGAAGCGTCTATCTTAGTTTTTTTAAATACTTGTTTCATATTATTTATAGTTTAATTATATAACAAAATTATAAATTAATTATATTATTTCCAAATCTTGCACCAAAAAAGGTGCAAACAAATATTTAACTCGCTGTGTATCAATCACTTAGTTGTTTTCTCTACACCAAAAAAGGTGAAGAAAAATGAGTTAAGTCGTTGATAATCAAGTAGTTAATATTTTGTCTCTATATTAATATTACAGAGATATTTACTAATTATAGGGTTTTATATAGGTTAAATGATGTGTCAAACAAATAACTACATCTATTTAAGCTTCTCAAAAAGTTAAATTCTATCTTCTCTTTTATTTAATATTACAAACTTTAAAAACTAAAAAAATGAAAATTTCTGGAACAATATTAAAAAAAAAAAAATGGATGTATTGTAATAAAAAGTTTTGTCATACAACTGTTATAGGTTGTGAACATACATTCTTAGTCAACGAAGACATTGGAGAAGTGGGTCAAGACGTTCTATTAGAAACTGGAGATTACAAAATTAATAGATTAAATGACTATTATTTTGTTTTAGAAAAAAATCAACTTCCTCTTCATTTATATTTATTAGAAAATTCAACTTTAGTAAATTCTTTTTCAAAAAAAGAATCTTCTAATAAATTAGAAAAAATCATTCCAGTTGAAATAAATAATGAAGACAGTAATGATTTACCATTTTAACTTTTGGGTTGGTAAACCTTTGTTATTTTTAACATAAGCTTCCAAATAATATAATTTATTAATGCTACTAACGCTTACTTGTTGTAAGTTGTTAAAGGTCACAAGTCCTTAAAGCTAATATTTAGCAAAAGCAGAGTGGTAAATCTGATTTAACATGGAAAAACTACAATCTATAATGTTACAATACATTGAACAAGGATTTACAATCTCCACTTCACAAATTGGAAATATTCTTCATGTTATTGTTAAAGACAATGAAGGAAAAATTTCAGAAGAATTTGACATCATAAAAATTTCAAAAAATTGAAACCTTTTATAATAAAAAAAAGAATTGGATTTATCCCTAAAGTTGGGGATAGAATTCATATAAAAGAAATGGGTGGACAATACGAAATTGTAGAAATACAAAAAGATGGTGTTATAATAAATTGTGGAATATGGGAAAGAAAAAACCAAAAACCACAATTTATAGAATGGAGAAAAATTAAATGTAAATATAAGGGATACACTATGTTATAATGTAGTTAACAGACTATGTTATATAAATCTTGGTGTATTCTATCTGTAATCCTGATAAGTTATTGCTGTGAACAATAACAAAATAGGTAGTACTATTCACAGTAGTATGTGTAGACAGGAAATACCTGTTCACGAAGAATTACATTAAATTGTAAATAACATCTGCAAAATGTTATATTCTTTGAAAATTACTTAAAAAAACAAAAAAATCTCAATAAGAAGATTTAATAATAACTAATAAGATATAGTGGAAAACAATCTGATGATGACTATATTTATGATGAATTAGAGTTTGTGTAACCAATCACAAAATAGCTAATGAAATAAATGAAGATTTAGAACATGCTTGTTCTATTTCATGTGACTTAAACCACTTAAAATAAGAGTTGAAACCTCTTGTAATAAAGCTATCTCTATTCATTAATTTGATTAGATAAAGATATACGTTAGGCACTAAGTAAGTGTTTATTACAAGTTTTACATTGAGAAAATCATGTGAGTAAATTGATGCGTCAAAACATCACACAACATATTTAACTTTATATAAATTCAATCATTTTTATTTTTCTTAATACACATATTACATTTTCTGTCATAGGGCTATTGTTCTATCTGATGATGCTTTAATTGAGAAGCGAAACAGAAATCTTAAACCTTTAATAATAGAATGAAAATTTTAAAGTTTCTTTCTATCATGTTAGTATCATTTATTATTTATGTGATATTAACATCTGTTGAATTTTCTTTTTTTAATATAATAGACATTCATGTTTATTATCTTGATTTATTTTTAGCCACATACAATGTTTGTATTGTTGGTATGGTTTCATTTTTAACATCACTTAATTTACATTATGAAAACAACTGGAATTAAAATTACAAAGACGTTTGGAAATGGTGAATTAACCTTTACAGCTTTATTTCCAACAGGAAAAATTTTCTGTAAAGGTAATTTTCAAATTGCCAATAATATTGGAGAAATGACATTTTACTTTACTCTTCCTAAAGCAGCAGGAGGAGAAAACGTAGAGCAAGTTGTACGCATTCTTGATATATATGAATTTTCTTGCATAAATGCAAGGAAAGTGTACGATGAGTACAGAACGGCAAAGCGAATGTGGATTTATTTAAATCCACAAAAAGCTGATTTGATGATAGAATATCATCAACAAAATGCAAATAAGTGGTTGATGTAAATCAAACAAAAGGAAGTGAGAAATCACTTCCTTTTTAAAAAATTTATGACAATAGAACAAGCTATTGAACATGTTAAATATGAAAAAAAAATGAAAATGTTTAACAACAAAAAACATTATTTATGATATATCAGACAACAAAAGGAAGATATTGTACAATAATATCTTCTGTCCGATTTATTTACGGATTTAAAGAAAAAAATTCTTTTGAAGTAAAGGGAGAAGTTTTAGATGAAGAGACTCTTCATGCTTATAAAAAAGAAGGGTTTGATATTCGTATAATAAATCCTAAAATAAAATTTTTATCAACTGGTAAAGAAGCTGTGATTAATTACAAAAATCTTTTACCAGTTACAGGTATTAAAATTAAAAAAATATATCCTGAGTTATTAGATTATTTAGCTCAAAACAAAATACCATACGATGTTCTACTTTAATGTTTTAAACATTTCAATGCTATTTTAATTTATTTTAAACTTTTCAATTCAAAATAATGAAAAATCAAATTACAGGGTTTATTACTCGTACTAGAAGAAGTAAAAAAGGAGTTTTAACAATAAGTATTATAACTCCTAATTTAATGTTTAATAAATTATTTGGTTCGTTAATAGAATCAAATGATTATAAAACAATTTCAGTAGAGTATACAGAAAAACATATTTTTTTAAAATTTTTTAAAACTAACGAAGGAACTTACAAAATTTATTTTACTAAAGGTAAAGTAATGTTTCTTTGTAATGGGTTAAAAAAATATTTTTTACAAGACATACATAACGGTGGAGGAATATCTCACTATTCCTTATCATACACAGAAGAAAAAGATATGTTTGCTTTAAAGTGTATGATTAATGATTTTGAATAATTTTTAACAATTTAATTTTTAACATTTAACATTTAATTTTTATGACAACCACAATCAACAACACCGTACTAGTAAAAACATCTACAGCTTCAGCAACTACTTATGCAGTAGATAAAAATGGATTATTACCAATAGTATTTGTACCATTAGCAGGAAAGCTTCCAAACAAAAGTATGTTTATATCAGGTACTATTGCTGATAGAGAAGGAATACTACCAAACAAGATGTATTTAATCCAAGTTACAGAAAAACCTTCTAATCAGTACGGAAGACAATTCCAAGTAAATAACTTAGGTGAAGTTAGTGCATTGGATTTTGCAACAAAAGCAAAAGAATTTTTCTCTTCATTAGGGAATCCTGAAGTATTTTCTGTAGAAAATGTAGTTAAAACAACTATTACTACTGCTGAAGTATTAGAAACAGAAGAAGCTGAGGTATTTTAATTAATTTAAAAGGGGCTATTTTACATAGTCCCTTTATTTCTAATTCAGTTTTAAACTTTAACAAATAATCAAAATGGAAAATAACGAAAAACATTTGGTTTGCATTTTAAACAACGGATTATACAAAATTGGTAAATATGTTGTAAATCCATCAAAAGTAGATTACGCAGAACGTAATTTAGAAATGATTGCTAATCGTTTAGAAAAACAGAAACGCTACATTTCTAAAATAGAACAAGAATTAGCTGATGCTAGAAATATTGTAGGATTGTTAAACATGATGAAAATGGATATACAAGAAAACATTATTTCTAAAACAATTCCTGTTAAAATTGTTTATGTATCAAACAAAAAAACAGGAAAAATTAAAGAAAGTAAAATAGTTACTCCTGATGAAGCACAATTTCTAATAGATTCATCTAATAAATGGATGTTAGAATCTACATGGGAAACTATATATCATAATGATACAATGGTTGAAGTTTAGAATATTAGAATGTAGAGAGAGATTAATCTCTCTACATTTTTAAATATAAAAAGAAATGAATTTACAATTAATTAAAGAAATTATCAATTCATCTTTAAGAGAAGAAGAAAAAAAAATAGCTATTTTAAAAATATTAGCACAAGATAAAAATATTTTTAAATATTTATTAAAATTTTTAGAAGATGAAAGAAATTTTAATAAAAGATTGTTATTAGATACTAATGAAGAATTAAGTAGAGCTTTAGTTTGTTTAAATGACGATAATATAAAAGTAAATAAAAAAGCAATTCTTAATCCTAAATGGGTAGTTTCTAAAATTAAAAAACATTATACAAAATATGAAAATTATATTCTTTGTAATTTTAAAATAAACGATTTAAAATAAAAAAAAAATGAAAAATTTTAATAACAAAAACGAAAAAACTTTTATTGTGACGTTTCAATATGAAGACGGTTGTACACAAACTGTTTATTGGAATAAAAATCAAATTCATAGAAATGGATTAGAAGTACAAGCAAGTGAATGGTGTAATGATTTAGGTGCTAAAACTTATAAAATAAAATAACATGGAAATAAGAACACATTATGCAATTTCAAAACCTCTTTCTCATAAAGAAGAAAAGGATTTTAAAGAAACAATTTTACTAATTTCTGACAAACTTTCTATTAGAAATCCTAATAGAAGAGAGTTTTTAGAAAAGCTTAAAGAGTTAGTAAAATAATATTTAAGATTAGGTTTATATTTAGTTAATAGTTTTTAAAGCCTTTACTTTCTAAGTTTAGGCTTTTTTTAATAAATTAATTTTATTTTTTATTTAATTAATAATATGAAAATATTAATTTTATTACTTGTTATTGTTGCTACATTTTCATCATGTCATTATGTAGAAGTTTATGATAAAAATAAACAAGAAAGAGAAACTACAGTAGAAATTTTAAAATTAGCTGAAAAAGATTCAATTTTATACAAAAAAGTTATTATTGGAAAAGAAATGTATTTTATAAACACTAAAACAAATTTAGTAGAGGTTTCATCTAAAAAAGACGCTAATCCTTTTGTAACATTTATAATATTTTTAATTATATTTTCTATAATTTTTATTTTTGGATTAGCAATTGTACTTCGAGATTAAATTAATATAAAGTTTTTTTATAAATAATAATATTAATATATACATATTAAACAATGAAACTTATATTTGATATAGAAACTCTTCCTTGTTTTTTTTCTGTTGTATTTATTTCATATACAGATGATAAAAAATTTGTATATGAAATATCTGATAGAAAAAATGATTTATTAGAGATAAAAAATTTATTAAAACAAACAAAATATTTAATTGGTTTTAATAATTTACATTTTGATAATATTATTTTAAATTATATAATTCAAAATAATATAATAGATAATGAAGAAATTTATAAAATTTCTCAAATTGTAATTAATCAAGATAATAATTATGATGATTTTAGTCTTTATAAAAAATATCAATATTTTAAAAATATTGAATCAGTAGATTTATTTTTATATTGGAGTAAAATGTTGAGAATATCTAAAAAACTTTCTTTAAAATCTTTTGCTGTAAATTTAGATGAAGAAGTTCTTGAAATGCCTATTCATCACACTACAAAAAAATTAACAAACGAGCAAAAAAATTTGATTTTACATTATAATGAAAACGATGTAAAAATCACAAAAAAACTAGCATTAAAATTAAGAAATGAAATTAATTTAAGAATAGCAATTAAAAAAGATTTTAATCTTTCTTGTATTAGTTGGGATGGAGCTAAAATTGCTTCTGAAATGTTATTAAAAGAATATTGTAAATCTACTAAAAGTGAAATAAATAATGTTCGTAAAAAAAGATATGATAAACCATCTTATATAAAATTAGGAGATATTATTCCATTTATAGATTTTAAACATCCTCAATTAAAAAAAATATATAATAAAATACAAAATAGTTATAATGCATTTTCAGAAGAATTTATATTTAAAAATTTTGATGAAAGTTTTATTAAAATTTCTATGGGTATAGGAGGAATACATAGTATGAATAAAAATCAATTATTTATTCCAAATAAAAATCAAATATTATATACCGCAGACATAGCTTCAATGTATCCTAATAACTTAATTAATTATCATCTCCTTGAAGATTCTTTATTAGATGTATATAAAAAAGTTAAAGAAGATAGAATTAGAGCTAAAAGAGAAAAAAATAAAACAAAAGATTTATTTTTTAAACTTATTTTAAATTCTACATCAGGACTAATTGATTCACCACATTCTTGGATGTATTCACCAAAAAACGCTTTAACATTAAGGATAACAGGTCAATTACAGTTATTAAAACTTCTTGAAATGTTATATTATATTAATGTTAAAACATTAATATTAAATACAGATGGTGCAGAAACATTAATAGAAATTTCTCAAGAAAATGAATATTTAGATGTATTAAAAGAACATTCTAATTTATTTAATTTAGTATGGGAAACTGATAAGTATAGCAAAATATATATGTCAAGTGTTAATGATTATTTAGCAATTACAGAATCAGGAAAAATTAAAGAAAAAGGAATGTATATATCTGAAAAAGTATTAGATGGAAGTAATGAATTTTTAATAATTCCTAAGACAATAAGAAATTATTTTGTTAATAATATAAATATAAAAGATTTTATTTATTCTCATGAAAACATTTATGATTTTTGTACAGCAAAAAAAATAAGTAAAACTTATAAAGTATATTATAACGGACAAGAAACACAACAATTAAATAGATATTTTGTATCTTTAAGGAATAAAGGAGCTTATTTATATAAACAAAAAGAAGGAAAAACCACAATGGAAAATGTTCTTAAAGACACTCCTATTTACATTGTTAATGAAAAAACAGAAAAATTAGCAAAAGATTTCCCTATTAATTATGATTTTTATATAAATAAAGTTCAAGAAATAATTGATACATTTTATCCAAAACAATTAACTTTATTTTGATTTATGAATCCTCAACAATTAGTAATAGAAGGTATTGATATATTATCCTCGCTTTTTCCAAACATGAGTTTTAAATATGGATTTGATAATGTCGTGAATCAGCACGTCATTGATGTTCAACCTGAAAGTGAATATCAAACAGAAAAATATTCAGAAAATGAATCTCAGTTTATTCAAGATTTTATTAGCATATTTCCTAATAAAGGGATTTTATTTACTTGTAACAATCCTAATATTAAATTACCAAATATTATTTATGAAAAAAGTAAATGTTAAATTAGCTAAATATATTATATTTTCTAAAAAACAAATAAAAAAATTAGAAGCTCAATATAATGCTATTTATATTGGAGATTTTGATATAAATACAGGAATTGAAAGTTTGTTTTATCAATCTGTTCCTAATTTAGAATTAGGACATTCTCACTATTTCACTTTATTTGTTCAAATGTTTACAAATAAAGTTTATATAACTAATGGAGAAAAATACAAAGATATTGTTTTTGATGCTGTTAAAAGTAAAAAAACTTACTTGATTTCTTGTTATAGACATCATTATAATGAAAAAGATGGTGTTTTTATAGATGGCGGTAGAGATTATACTAAATGTAGTTTAGGTAGCAAAGTTTATAAATTAAAATTAGAAAGTGAAAAATTATGCATATTTTAATCACCCTACTTTTTATTTATTTATCGTTAGTAATTTTTAGTTTATGGAATAGTTTTCCTTTATATATAAAAGTGGTTAGTATTCCTCTATTTTGTTTTTCATTGTATAAATTATATAAAGATTTAAAAAATGATAACTAGAAAAATTAATGAAGATGAAAAAAGAAAAATTCTTTCTTTTTCTTATGTGAATGAAAAAAAAGATTATTTACAAAATATACAAGTAAATGATTTAGCTAAACATAAAAAAGTTATTTTTGAATTAGGTACGGGATTTGGTAATATTTGATTATCTGAAATATTTTTAATAAATTTGTTGTGAAACAAAATTTATTAAAATGCGTAAAAAAACACAAGCTTATACTGAAAAAGAAATAAGGTATTTTTTAGAAGAACTCCATTTAAAAAAAAAGATTAGTGTTACTAAAATTCAAAAAATATATGGTATTAGTAGAACTACTTTAAATAGGGGGAGTAAAAAATATAAAATTCCTATTATTAATAATTCTAAAGCCATTTTCAATTACGATTACTTTGAAAAAATAGATTCAGAAGAAAAAGCTTACTGGTTAGGATTTATTGCAGCAGATGGTAATGTAAGAGAAGGTAAAAAATCAGTAAATTTATTTGAATTATCTTTAAAATTATCTGATTCATCTCATTTGGAAATATTTAAGGATGCAATTAATTTCAAAAAACCTATTTTAAAAGACCATTTTAGGTGTCGTTTAATGTTGGCGGATGTTGTATTTTGCAGAAATTTAATAGATAAAGGAGTAGTTCCAAGAAAGTCTTTAATATTAAAATTTCCAACAGAAGAACAAGTTCCAACTGAATTAATTAGACATTTTATTAGAGGGTATTTTGATGGAGATGGGTGTATAAGTAATCCTTTAAAAAGAGCTATTTCTGTTAGTTTATTAGGCACTAATGATTTTTTAAAAAAGTGCTTAGAAACAATTGGACATGAAGATAGAAAATTAATAAAAGATAAAAGAAATACTAATGTTCAGATGTTTATTTTAAATGGTAAAAATGCAATAAATTTTTTAAATTTAATGTATAAAGATTCTAATGTTTTTTTACAAAGAAAATATTATAGATATTTAATTTATATTGCCCGATATGAGAGAAATCTCAGATTTGAACAGGGGAAAATCGGTGAAGTCCTCCTAAATAAATTGGATAATGCCGAGAGAGATGTTTTAGAATTTTTACAAAAAAGCATTTCTTGTAGAGCATAGAAATTGAGCAATTCAGCAAAAATATTTCCAAGAGTCTCCTGCATCTTACTATTAAGTTAAAGATGAAAACATATGCCGAGCTTATACAATGGTAAAGTATAAGAAGTAGATGATAAAAAACTTCTACGATAACAAAACTGAAAACCTTCCTAGCAATAAAAGCTATTAAAAGATGTCAAATTAAATTTGGAGGAAGTTATATTATAATTGTTCCTGATTTACGATTAAAACAATCATGGGAACAAGATTTAAAAGGAATAGACAATTGTTATGTATATGTTGTAAATAGTTTTACAATGAAAAATATAAATATACCTGATGATGTAATAATGACAATATTTGATGAATGTCATCATTATGCTAATTCAGATAGTATGTATTTTTCAAACGCTATTAAAATTATAAATGCTAAGTATCAATGTTGTTTAAGTGCAACTTTAAATGATAAACAGCTAAAATATTTATATACATTAGGATTTAATTATAGATGGCAAATTCCTTTAGAGCAATGTTTATCCTTAGATTTAGTAATTCCTTATAATATATACAATATTTCAGTTAGTTTGACAGAAGAAGAAAAAGAAAAATATGTAAAAATTCAAAATGATTATAATAATAATCTTTATTATTTTGAAAATTATTTAGCATTAAATAGTATTAATACAAATTTAGCAAGTGTATTAGCAACATCTTTACTTCCTAATCCTAAAATTAAAAATAAAGAAATAAAATTTATGGGAGTTATTTATAAAACTAATATGGATTTAGCCAATTCTATTAGTAAATTTTTAAATATTCCTGCAGGGGTTCTTATTTATAATGCTAAAATGTTTCAAATATATAGAAATAAAAGAAATACACTTTTACATAATGCTGAAAATAAGATAAAATTATGTGATGAATTTCTTAATTTAGAAAATGTAAAAAACAATAAAGTTGTTGTATTTACAAATACTAAATTAAATGCAGAAAAAATAGTAAAATTAAATAAGAAAAAAAGAAGAGGATATTATACAGGAAATGATAATAAAAATATTTTACAAGATTTTTTTGATTTTAATTTTCCTCATTTAATTACAATTAAAAAAGTAGACGAGGGTCAATTAGATAATGAGGTAGGTATAGGTATATCTTTATCTCATCAAAGTGAAAGTAGAAGAGTTGTTCAAAAACTAGGAAGATTAATAAGAAAAGATGTAAACAATCCTAATAAAAAAGCAATATTTTTAAACGTATATGTAGAATCGTTTGATTATTATGGAAAAAAATATATTTCACAAGATGAAAAATGGTTAAAAAAAAGTTTAGAAAAAATGAAATTTATAACTTATATTCAAGATTTAAATGAAATACAATTTTAAAATTATGGAAAAATATGTAGTGATTCCTATTATAAAATTACAAAATAATAATTTTATTCCAATATGGGATAATAAAATAAAATTTATTGAAAATTATCATTTAGGAAATAGTATTGATATAGAAGGAGAAAAAATTTTTGAAATTGAAGAAGGTATTTTTAATTTAACAACAAAAGAAATAACAACAGGAATATCTTTAGATTATTATTATTCTCCTAAATATAAAGTAGGGGATATTATTTATTTTGAAGTTTTTAATAAAAAAATATCAGAAGAAGTTATTAAAGATATTGAATTTGAACAATCTACAGCATCTGTAATTAAAGGAACATATATTGATGAATTTTATAGAACTCATTTTAAAGATATAAAATTTAAAAATGATTTGCTATATATTCTTAAAACATATGACCCTGTATATATTTTTGAATCAGGAAAAAGTACTAAATGGGAACATAAAATTTATTCTAAAATATGATGGAAATAATTTGTATAAATAACACATTTTCTCAAGAAATATTAGAAATATATAAAGAATTTAATGTAACAATTCCAGAATTAAATGAAATATATTCTATTAGAAGAATAAGAAACGAAAGAGGAACAATTGGATTTTTGTTAAATGAATTAGTTAATCCAGATGTTCCTATTATTTCACCTATAAGTGGAAATGTTACTTGGATAGAGCCTTCTTGGAAACATTCTCGTTTTACAACATTAACAGGACAAAAAATAGAAATAGAAGAAACAAATTATGAAGTTGTTTAATAATAAAAATCATTATTTAAAAGATGAGTATATTATGAATATTAAAAATTCATTTTATATTTGGTGTAATTATATAAAGTTAAAGACAAATTCTTTAAAGTATAAATTAGAAAAAATTACTTCAAAAAAAAATGAATTTAGAAGAAAATTTAAGACTTTTAAAAAAAATAAGTGAAAATTTAAATGATGAACCAATACCAGTTGAAGATTTATTTCTTTTAGAATGTATTTATGAAAGAAGTAATTCTCCTGAAAATATAGAATTACAAAAAAATATCAATTGGTATTTTTCATCTTTTAAAATGTATGATAGTATGGGAGATTCTCCTATACTTATTAAATGGAGTAAAAGAATAGAATATTTATTAAGAAGAGGTTTATTAGAAGCACCTTATGGAAAATGGTATTCTACAGATAAAAACGGGTTTATTCAAATAGATTTTCTTAAATTAGAAGTTACAGAAAAATTTAAAAAAAATTGTTTAGTAGATAAAGAAAAAAAAGAATCATTATGGGAATTGTTTGTTGATGAATTTGGAGAATTTTATTATAAAGATGGTAAAAAATTAAGCTATAGAACTCCCAGTAAAGAAATTAGAGAAAGAGGGTTAGCATCAGAAGAAGATATGATAAATAGATTTTGGAAATTATGTGGAAACGGAAAAACTTCTGATATTAGATTTGTTTTTGAAGTAATGTATGAACTTAAAAAATCTGATATGGTTTATAGTTTAGGCAGGTTTTTATTAGATTTCAATTCAATTAGAAAAATATTAAAATTATGAGAGAATTAACAATTAAAGACAAATTATTATTAGCTATTCCTATATATGGTTTAGTTTATAGATATAATCATTTATATCATTTTAAAACACCTTTTTGGTGGGATGTTTATCAAGTATTAGTTTCTCCTTATTTATCAGGTTGGTTATTTCTTAAATTTATTGGTTATAATATAAACTTCTAACAAATGAAATTATGTAATAGTTGGAATGTCTCATTATTTAGAGATGAAATATACATTGTAACAATAAATGTTATAAATAAAGGAACGTTTGTTCAAAGATTAAACAATGAAGAATTTTATATAGAAGATGAAAATGAGGAAGAAATAATAAAAATTCCAGAATTTCTTCCTATAGATAAAAAATATATGTCCTTTGATAGTATGAATAAAGACCAATATTCATGTGTTTATATTCCTTATAGTTTAGAAGATTTGCAGACAAGAAAAATTATTTTACAAAATGAAAGTTAAAACAGATATAGTAGGAAATATTCCTAAAATAGGGAATGTGGTAGTTTATAATCCTCCTTATTATAAAGGAATTGATTTAGTAGAAATATCAAGTTTTACTAAATCAGGATGTCCTGAAGGTAGAAATAAAAATGGAGAGTTCCATATAATTAAAACAAAATTTTTCATAACAAATATTAAATCAAATGAATAAAGATTATTGGTATATAGGTCAACAAGTTAGTGACCAAAGATATGGAAATGGGATTATAATTAATATAAAATCTGATAATGTTTATCCAATTATAGTTAAATTTGAAAATTTTGCATATTTAATTTCATATACGAAAGAAGGAAAATTGTCAAGAGATTATGATAACTACCCTAGTTTATCTCCTTATCCTCACGTTCCTATTAAATATAATAAAGTGTTTAAGAAGGGAGATGTTGTTAAATACAAAAGAGGAAATGCTTGGTATTTAGGAATTTATGATAGATTTATAGAAAACAAACATTTAGTATCAGAAAGTTTTAATGATGAAAAATTAGAAAATGTTTTAAATTCTGAATATGTAGAAGATGAAAATATTCTAAAATATTAATATTTAAAAATAAAATATGACAAGTGAACACATTTATAACTTCTTACAAAAAAGATGGAATAATGAAATAACAGGTATTCCTATAACATTAAATTCTCCTTCTTTAAAACGTATAATGAGTTCATTTGATGAAGCAGATAGAATTCTTATTGCAGGAGGTACTGGTGGAGGTAAGACCACACTTACATTTAAATTAGTTATAGATGCTATTTCATATTCTATAAATAATAAAAAAGATATTCAAGTTATTTGGAACTGTTTAGAGTTAGTTCCAGAAGAAATGATTATAAAGTTTTTACAATATATTTTTTACAAAGAATTAAAAAAAGTATATAGTAGAAATGATTTATTGAATAAACATCAAAGAAGTTATGATAAACAGTTAGATGATGATTTTAAAAAAATTCAAGGAAAATTAGACACTTTCTTAAAATATACAAGATTTGTTACATGTCCTAATCCTAAAGAGTTTGCAGCTTATTGTGAAGGAGTAATGGATGACCAATATTATATAACAAAAGAATCTGGTAAAAAAGTTATCGGAAATAAAAAAAATATTAATAAATCTTTCATAATTGTTTGCGATACAACTGACGCTTTAGAAGGGTATGATAAATATTCTAATGTTGAAGCAGTAAAACAATGGAATAAATATTATACAAATAAACTATTTGGTAATTCTTATAGAACTACAGTGATAAATGTTCAGCAATTAGACAATGTATCTCAAACAGTGATGTTTTCTAATAAAGGGGAGCGTGTTTTTGAAAAACATTTACCAAACGTGAATTCACTTGCAGTTGATAAAGAATCTCCACGTTCTCATAATATTGTATTGGGACTTTTAAACCCTTCTACTTTTATGATACCAGAAATTCAAGGTTATAAAACAAAAGACTTTGGTCATCATTTAAATTTTTTATTTCCTTTAAAATTAAATTTTGCAGAAAAAGGAACAGGAATACCTTTATATGTTGATTATACAAAACTTCAATATGAAGAGATACCTCATAAAGATTCTAGTTTATATGAAAAATTTGTAGAGGAAAAAAGAGGAATTAATAAAAATTTATTATTTATTGATGATGAATATAGTAGAAAAGATGATGGAAAAGATAAGCTAAATAATTTGTTAGAAGAATAAAATTTTCATATATTTATAATATAATTTTAACGTAAAAATAATTTTAAAATGTAATTAAGGAAAGCAACAAGAAAACAAGCTAAATTAAGAATTGGTGTATCCGCTGCTAGTGGAGCAGGAAAAGAAACTAAAATATCTTATAAAGCTATTTCTTTAGCTGCAAAAGGTAAAAATAAGACATCGGGTGGATATATTTGGAAATTTAAAGAAATAATTAATTAAAATAAAAAAAAACATGATTGAATTAAGTTTTGAAGACAAACAACCAGAATTAGTAGAGCCGAGATTTTTAATTATCTACTCTAAACCAAAAGTAGGAAAAACTCAACTATTAATGAGTTTACCAAATTCTTTACATATTGATTTAGAAGATAGTGGAGGATTTTATAAAGGAAATTCTATGAATATTAATAAATTAGCATCAAAAAACAACGTAAGTCCTATTAAAATTTTAGGAGAATTACGCAAAGCTATTGTTGCTAAAAATGAAGAATTAAAAAAACCAGCTTATGATTATATTATTTTAGATAGTGCTACTGTACTAGAAGAATATGCAAACATATTAGCATTAAGTAATTATAAAAAATCTGTAATTGGTAAAAACTTTACTGGTACAGATGTAGTAAAAGAACTTCCACAGGGTGCGGGTTATAGTTGGGCAAGAGAAGCTTTTGAACAATTATATGAACCTTTTATGAAATTAGCAGGAAAATGTTTTATTCTTGTTGTTCATACAAAAGATACAATGATTAATAAAGAAGGAAAAGATGTTGTTACAGCAGAACTTAACTTATTAGGAAAAAGTAAACTTATTACATCTTCTCGTGCAGATGGAATTGGATTATTATATAGAAGTAAAGATAAAAAAGATACAAATATTCTATCATTTAAATCGAATGATAGTGATACAAGTGTAGGATGTCGTTTACCATATCTTCGTAATCAAGATTTTGAAATTTCAAAGCTTGAAAATGGAGAATTTGTATCAAATTGGGAATTAGTATTTCCTTCACTTAAAAAGTAAAAAATCACAATTAAAAGAAAACAATAAATAATTTTAAAAAATAAGAAAATGAAATTTGATTTAACTCAGGCAAAATTTATCCCACAAAGTAATGTAAATAAATTTGATGCTTCGTTAGACCATTTGGTCGAAATTTCTATTAAAGTAAAAGAAAAATTTGATTTAGTTTTTAATAAGGAAAAATCAAATTGGAAAATTAGAAAAGATTTTATTTCTTTACAACCAGATAATGAAGGATGGACAGCAGCTTATCAAGACGGTTTTGTTTTTCTTATTAAAACTAATACATCACAAATAGATACTTTACAACCTAAATTTCTTAAAGGAAAAAAAGGTAAATGTAATAATGTTTTTAAAAGTGATTATTTTTCTTTGATTATGGGAGAAGCATTTAATCTTGAAGAAGTGAAAGGTTTTTATTTAGAAAAACAAGAACATCAAGAGATTGAGGTTTATTTAGTTACTAATATTAAATTAGAAATTACAGATTCTAAATCAGATGAAATAATTGATAATTCTCTTATGCTAAATGTGGATACAACAAAAGAAACATTATCTAATAATTATTTATCTGAAGAAATAAATTCTTTTCCTGTATCTCAAGTACTCGAAACAAAAGAATATTTTGAAGAAATTTTTTAATAATTTTTAATACTCATTTTTAATTTAAGGAAGCATTAGCAATAGTGCTTCCTATTTTTAACTTTAAATAATAAAAAAATGGAAAACTTTTTTGATTTAAATATTGAAGCACCTACCACATCATCATTATCATCGTCTAATAAAAAATTACCACTTCCTTCTCCTGTTAATATGGGGGCATTAGGTACTTGTATGTCGTATTCTATTTCAGATGACGAAAAATATGTTACATTTGTATTTGATGTAAAAGGAGTAGAAATGAAAAAAATAATTTATGCTCCCACATTAAAAGAAAATGCTACAGAAGAAGATAAAACCAAGTTTATTGCTCAAAGAGATAGACTTATTCAAGATTTACAAAATTTAGCAAAATATTTAGGAAGCGAATATCTTCCTTCTCCTGTTAAAAGTTTTAAGCAACTTATTGATTTACTTTTTAGTAATGCTAAACTAGGATTTTCAGATGTTCGACTTAAAATTGTTTATAAAGATAAAGTAGTAAAAGTTCCTTTTGATAAAGCTCAAGGAAAATCAGAAGAAGAACTTAAATCAAAATATACACCTTATACTATTATTAGTAAAAATAGTTTATATTGGTTTAAATATTTTGATTCTAAAGCTGAATTTAAAATTGATGAAACAAGAGAATTTATTGATTATGAAGTAATTGTAGAAGAACCTGTATTTCCTTCTACAGAAGAAGATTTACCATTTGGTAACACTACTACAGAAGAAGAAGATTTATTTTAAATAAACATAAAGAGGAGATTAATTTCTCCTCTTTCTTTTTAAATATTATATGTGGGAAATAGAAATAAATAAAAAATTATCAAAAAAGGACATATTAAAATACATATCACAAGAAGAAATATTTCAAAAATATTTAGGTATATTTCCTGAAATAAATAAAAGATATGTAAATCCTTTAAGAGAAAATAAAACTCCTAATACTGAATTTTCATATAATAATGACGTTTTATATATGAAAGATTGGGGATGGGAAAAAGATGATAATTTAAATTGCTTTGAAATTGTAAAACTAATAAACAATTGTACTTATGAAGAAGCTCTTGATATTATTTATAGGGATTTTATTAAACAACATCCTACAACTATTCCCAAAATACAAAAAGATAATTATACCACAATTACACATAATAAGCAATTATTGGATATAAAAATTAAAATAAAAAAATATAGTGAAGAAGGTTTAGATTTTTGGAGATGCAATAATGAATTAGAAATTTCACCAATAATATTAAAAAGTTATCAAATATATGAATGTGATTATGTTTGGTATAATGATAAACAAATAAAATGTTACGATTTAACTTTTGCTTATCAAGTTAGTAAAGGAAAATTTCAAATATATGTTCCATTTACTAAAGAAAAAAAATATAAATTTAGAACAAGTGAAATAAAAGATGTTATTCCTTTTTATCATTTATGTGATAAAAAAATACCTATAATTGTAACTAAATCGTATAAAGATGCTTTTTTATTAAGATATTTAGGATATAATGCTTGTTGTTTTCTTAATGAAGGGGTTATTAATAAAATAGAAGGACAATTAATATGGTTATTTGACAATGACGAAAAAGGAATTAAAACAAGAGAAAAATATTTAGAATTATATAAAAATAGTACGTATTTAGAAATTCCTTCAAAATACGGAAAAGATAGCTGGGAATTTGTTTATAATTTTGGTGTAAAAGAATTTGAAAAATGGATGATGTAAAAATTATTAAAATAAAACCAGAAAAAGTAAAATTATATAATCCTAATAATAAATATTTAGGATTAGTAAATGAATTAGAATTTAATGAAATAAGAATTCAAATAGCTGAAAAACAATTAGAAGGTTATTATATAAAATATAAAAAAAAATAAAACTTATATTAATAAAAAAAGAGATTTAGAAGAATGGCCTAATGGATTATGGACAAAGTTTAATGAACAATTTGGTAGATTACATAGACTTAAAAAGTCTTTAAAATTATTTTAACCTTTAATTAAAGAACCTGAATATGTTTAAATATAATGATTTATGATAAATAATTTACAAATTATTCTTCCTTTATTAGAATTTAAAGAAGAAGGAGATTTTTATCAACTATATATTTTTGTAAGAAAAAAAGATATGGTTACTGAACGTAATAATCATCAATCTGTAAGAACAATTAAATCTTACACTATTAGAAGTATAGATTATCTTTTAGAAAAATTTGATGAAATTCAATTATTATGTGAAATATTTAAAGCAAGAGCATATATTAATCTTAATAGACTTAATGACAAAGATGTAGGGTTAAAAATGATTGAAAAAACTGTTCATTGTTTACAAAATAAAAGTGATAATTTAAGGAAAGTTTATGAAAGTGTAGTAGGAAGTTTATCACCTAAAGAAAAAAGATGGATAGTTGATATAGACCAAGAAGAAATAAAAGATTTAGATAAATATATAACAATTATAAATAGTTGTCAACCCAACAATAAAGAAAAAATATTAGCAAAAATTCCTACTAAATCAGGGCTTCATTTAATTACTAATCCTTATAATATTGAAGAATTTAATATAAAATGTGATGATTTATTTATAAATAGATTAGATATACATAAAATGAACCCTACAGTATTATATATCCCTAAAGCTTTATTTACTAATTATTCTATATTAGATGTTATTAAAAAATATGAAAATATTATAAAATCTTTTGTAGGAAAAGATTGGAAAACTTGGTCTGAATATAGTTTATTTTATCAAAATAAAGATGAAAATTTATGAAAAATACAATAACCAAAATTAAAAAAATTATTTCTTATATTCCAGTTTTATGGAATGACCGCGACTGGGATTATACTTGTTTAGATAATTTAATGCTTCATAAAATGAAAAGAATGAAAGTTCTTTTTGAAAAAGATAAAGATAAACCTGATTGGTGTTTTGGTAAAAAACATATTGTTAAAAAACAAAACTCATATAAAGCTTTATGTATTTGTATTAATATATTAGAAAGACAAACTCAAGATTTTTATTTTAATACATATAGTTATTTAATTGATAATGAACCTATATGGGAAGATTTAGATGATAAATTTATGCAACTAACAAAAAATTGGAAAATTTCTAGTAATATGGAAATGTATAATAAAAAAGAACACGAGGCAGAATTAATTAAAATTAGAGATGAAAAATTATTTAGTTATTTATTTAGTAAATATAAAACTTATTGGTGGGTATAAAAATTATAATTAAACAAACAACTTAAAAAATTATTTAAAACTAATCAAATCATGAAAAAACTAATTTATTATTACATTGTATTTTTATACAAATTTGCTGATTTTATTTTCAAATATATAATTGTTAATTTTGGAAAAGGTTATTCTCTTTATAATTGGCTTATAAATAAAAGTACAAACATTAAAGAAAAATATAAATTAAAAATTATTATAAAAAAAATAAAATTTTAAAATTTTATGTTAACATTACAAGAAAGAGCTAATTTACAATTAAAATTAAATAGTCTTAAAGAACTTTATTCTAAAAAAGAAGATGAATTTAAAAATTCTAAAGAATATACAACTACTAATTTTATTGATAAAATGTTTTTAATAGATGAATTTAAAGAAAATAATTTCTCATTATTAAATGAAATTAAGTCTATTGAAAACAAACTAAGTGATTTTATGAATGATGTAAATAATCAAGATGAAGAAGGATGCCTTAATTGCGGTAGTTAAATACGAAATAAATAAATATTATAAAGTTCCAGTTGTTATAGAATACGAAAATAATTTTAGTGAAAATTATGATGAGGAAGATTTTTGGCTTGAAAATAAATTAGACAATTTTAACAAAAATCTTCCTTTAATATTTTTTACCCCTGTTTATTTAAATTATCATTCAGATAAAAAATCAGGACAAAATTATTTTCATTATCATAAAGATTATAGATGGGAAATACCTAATTATTATAATGGATGTAAAATAATAGGTTCTGTTCCAAGACCTACTAAAAAAGAAATTGTTTATGTAAATTTGAAATTTATTTCAGAAAATCATATAGATGTTACACCTTCTAAATTTTTAGAAAAATATAATTTAAAATTAAAAATGAAAAATTATAAATGTGTACATAAAAAATATGATTTAAGAAATGAAATTCAAGATAAAAATGGTTGTATAACTTGTCCTTTACATGGTTTAAAATATAAAAATAATTTATTAATAAAATAATTATAATGATTAGCAAGGTGGCGTAATTGGTTAAAGCAAGGTGATTAAATTTAACTTTTACACTTTTAATACAGGTTCAAATCTTGTCCTTGCTACAAAATACAAAACTAACAACAAATGAATAATTTAGATAACTCTCCGTGGGAAGCATTTAGTGATTTAAAGACAATTAGTAATTATAATGATAAACAACTAAAAGAATTTACTAATCAATTACTAGAAAATAATGACATTGCTAATGCGTACTTTGATATAATTATTTTTATTCAAACTTTAAAAGAAATTAAAACTAATATTGAATCTAAAATGCCTTTTTAAACCATGAACCTAAAGAAACGAACAAATATAGCCGTACCTGCACGACTAGACCAACAGCAACCGTAATAATAAATTAACATAACAATTAAAAAGATAAAAAAATGAATATTAGAGATTATGTATTTGTAGTAGATTGGGGTAAACAATATACTACTCTTACTAAATGGAATAATAAAACTCAAAAAAGAGAAAAGGTATTTCCAATTAAAACAGAAATACCAGATTATTCTGGAATAGACTTTCATTGGGAATGCAAATACGAACCAAACCTAACTTTAAAAGGCACTATAAATAAAAGAGAACCTAGAAAGTTGGTAGAAAGAATCCCTATTTATAAAAATTATAAATGGGAAGTATTGGAAATATTCAAACATCCTAATGCGGGTAAGCAATTTTATACTTTAGAAGAGTATACTCAAGAACAACTGGATGCTTGGAAAGATTATAATGATTGTTATACAAAAGAAAACTTATTATTAATAGCTTCTGTACATTCAGATAATAATATAAGGTGTTATGTAGTTATTGAAGAGACTGGGGTTTCAAAATTAACACCTGAACAATTTGAACAACATGGGAAATCGATTATTAAATCTCTTAATTTGAATAAATGGAATAGAAATAATCTCACGAAACAATATATACCCAAAGAAATAATATCTTGTTTTTACGATGAAGATGATAAGGTATTGTTTGGCTCTGGATTTATAAAAGGATTGGTCTGCTATAATTATTTAGATGCTAAGTATTCAGTTGATAATAAACCTATTTATCTTGGTTCAACGGTGACATATGATGGAATAGGAAATGCAGGATGTCCTAATCCTGAATTAATTAAAGATTTTGAATGGATTAAAAATTTTATAAAAGTATAATAAAATGATTAAACAAGAAGAATTAAAAGAATTAATATTTAAAGAGTTATATTATCATACATCTGCTAAATATTTTAATGTAGATAGTAATTCTTACATGTATAAAGATTTTAAAAAAGCTATAAATAATTTAATAATGACTTTAAATGATAAAAATAGAAAAACATGAGTATAATAGCTATATCAGAAAAATTACAGTCAGGTAAGAATTTAACTGCTAATATAATTCAATATCTTGTAGATAAAAAGAAAATGAATTATAAAACAAAAGATACTAAAGAAGACTTAGAATCTTATTTAAAAAATAAACATAATTTAAAATGTGATTGGACAATAAAACAGTTTGGAACTAAACTTAAACAAATTATATCTATTCTTACTAATATTTCAATTGAAGAGTTGGAAGAAGAAGAAATTAAAAATAAAGTATTAAGTAGTGAATGGGATAGATATTTATTAAAAGAATATTTGGCAAACGATAACTACATTGTAGATGAAAAGTGTATTTATTTTGCAACTGAAAAGAATATGCAAGATTATATAAATAAAGCAGGACATACAGTTTATACTTGTTATCAAGTTGGTAAACGTTCTATTACAATAAAACAACTTCTTCAACAAATAGAAACAGAAGTTATGTGTGATGCTATTCATCCTAATATTTGGGTTAATGCTTTATTTAATGACTATTATAAATCAATAAAAGAATTAAACCCTTTTGAAGACCCTATTCCATATTTTGAAAAAAACGCAAAATATCCAAATTGGATTATTACAGATTTAAGATTTTCTAATGAATTAAAAGCTGTCAAAGAAAAAAAAGGTATTACTATTAAAGTTAACAGAGACTTACAGAAAGAATCAGATGATTATTCTCACATTTCAAAAACACCCCTTGATGATGCTGAATTTGATTATGTGATTAATAATAATGAAACTATTGATGATTTAATTAAATCAGTAAGAGAAATTTTAAAAGCTGAATTAATAATATGAAATATTTTATAGACACTGAATTTTTTGAAGGAACACAAGATAAAACTATATTTGGGATTAAATATGGAAAAACAAAACCTACAATTGATTTAATATCAATAGGTATAGTAGCAGAAGATGGTAGAGAATATTATGCTATTAGCAAAGATTTTAATTTAAAAGAAGCTTGGAATAGATATGATTTAAAAATCAATAAACATTTTCCACAAGGTTCTGAATATAATAAAGAATATTGGATTAGAGACAATGTGTTATTTTCAATTTGGAAAGAACTTGTAGCTAAAGATGTGCAATGGTACAAAGATATGTGGAGAAAAGTTCCAACTTATACAAGTGCTTATAATCCTAAAGACCATTACTTTAATTACAGTAACCTTAAAAGACTTATTAATGATTACGGCAAAACAAATAAACAAATAGCAGAAGAAGTTAAAGAATTTGTTTATAAAAATAATAAACCTGAGTTTTATGGTTATTATTCAGATTATGATTGGGTAGCTTTTTGCTGGTTATTTGGGAAAATGATAGATTTACCTAAAGAGTTTCCTCAATATTGTATTGATTTAAAACAAGAATTAGATAATAAAGTTGAAACTTATTTTGCACAAAGAGATGATGATTATATATTAAATGTTTATGGTTATGAAGGTGTATTAAATAAAGTTAAACAGTTGCCTGATTACCCAAAACAAATTAATGAACATCATGCTTTAGCGGATGCTAAATGGAATAAAGAGTTATATGATTTTTTGACTTTTATTGAATAATTAAAACTTAACTTATAATATTATGTGGCAAACATGTCCTATATGTAAAGGGATTGGTAAAGTCAATCATTCTTATATAAATAATTCAAATACTTCTCTTTGTAAAACTTGTGATGGCAAAGGGATAATTAGTGAATTGACTGGATTATCACCTATTAAAATTAATAATCAAAATATTAAATATAATAGTAGTTTAAAGAAAAGTTAAAAGGCAATGATAGGCTTTTTAAAAATGTTTTATTATAAAATTTATAATTGTATATTTGTATAAAAAACAAATATATGAAAGCTAATAAAACTAGAAATTTAAATAGTTGGTTGTATAACAATAAAGAACTTACAGAAATACCTATAAATATTACACATTTTGTATATAAAATTACAGAAAAATCTACAGGTAAATTTTATATAGGATATAAAAGTTTTTATACTAATAGAAAAAAGAAGTTATTAAAATCCGAAATATCAACAGATAAAAGAAAAAAATTATATAAACGAGAAATTAAAGAATCTAATTGGAAAGAATATAATTCTTCAAGTAAAGAATTATCTCAACTTGTAATTAAAAATCCAAATAATTTTGTTAAAGAAATTCTTTTTTTGTGTAAATCAGAAAAATCTGCAAAATATTATGAACAAAAGTATCAGTTTATTCTTGAAGTTTTAGAAAAAGATTCATTTAATGCTAATATAGCAGGAAAATACTTTAGAAAAGATTTAGAAAAATAGCACACTTGTACTACATTTGCTATGAATCAAACTTTACAACAAATGATAATATCTGTAAATAATAATAATAATAATATAAATAAAACTTGTGTTGTATTTGAAGATGATTCTGATGGGGAAAAAATTATTAATTCTTTATCTAAACAATCATGGGATGTAGAATATATTCAAGAAAATGGAAAAGTTAAAATAACTAAAATAGGAAGAGATGAAAAAAGAAGAAGTAATTTATAAATTATTTTTTACTTATTCTACAATAAATAATTTTAATACTGACATAGAATATTATACAGTTTTTGATAATATAGAAGATATACCTGAAAAAGAAAATATAAAATTTTATATTGAAGATATGTTTAAAAATATTACTTTTATTAAAGTAATAAAATTAATTAAAGAAACATTAGTAGAAGAAGAAATAGAATATTAAATTATTATATTTTTTAAAAATGTTAACTAAAGAAAATTGTACAAAAAATTTAATGTACATTAAAGAAAAGTTGGAGGTTAAAGTAGATTTAAATAATTTAGAAGAAGTTATTTATTATTTAACAGATATATCTACTTTAACAGGACTTATTTCAGAATGTATTTATTCTGCGGAATTTTATTATCAACAAGATAAAAAAGACGCTTTAAATACAGCTAGAAGAAAGTTTGCTGATAGTTTAGAAAGTGGTTTACATTATCGTATGAATGGATTAATGAGTGCTAGTAAAAGAAATGTAAACGAAAGAAACACATTAAAATATCAAGAAGGATGATAATATATTTAGAAATTTTTAAATGGGTATTTTTAATATTTATTTTTTTTCTTTTATTTTTCATAATTTACACTTATTATTATGATAAATATATAAAAAAGTTTAGATTTTTAAAAATAGAAGATTATATTATACCGTTTTTAGGAGGTGTTATTTATGTTTTTATAACTAGTTCTAGTGTTTCTTTTTTTATTACTTTGATTTACATATTATTAAAAATTTTTTTTTAAATAAAAACTTACAATGAAAGTTAAAAATAAAGACGTAATTAAAGTAGGTATTACTAAATTGGCAGAATTAGTAAAAAGTAATGCTGGTAAATTTATAACAATTGTACATAAAAAACATAATACAGAAGAATTAAACTTGATGAATGTACAAGTTTTAAATAAACAAGATGTTTTAGGTTGTTTTTATTGTAAAGAAAAACAACAACAAAAAAGATTTTATCCTTCTGATTTAATTGAAGTTAGAACAGGTGGTAAAATTTATAAATTAAAATAATTATAATGGAAATACCTTTACTCAAAAGCCTCTTAAATAGAGGCTTTTTTATTGTATATAAAGAAAAAGATAAATTTATAACTTTAGAAAATCCTAAAACAAATATTACAATAAAAATTATTGATTATGGAAATGAATTTTTACAAACATCATTTACTAAAGATTTAAATATAGGTAGTTGTGGATTTATTAACATTTCTTATAATACTTACTCTGATTTTTTAAATAATTACGAAAAAACTTTAACTTTTTTAGAAAATGTCAATTGGTGACAAACAACAAATTGTAGAATACTTAAAATTATTAAATTTCAAAACTATTAATAATTATGAATTTAAAAAATTAAATTATAATATATTAATTTTTGGAAATAGTTTATATGTAAATGAAACACTTTTAAATGATGAAATAATGACAGTATCTAAATCTGTTGTTTTAAATGGTTATGATGTTATTTTTACTTATTTTAGATATAAATTTCCATATAAATAAATAATATATTTTATGATATATATATTAAATAAAATAGTTGCAATTGAAATTATACTTTTAATAATGATTTTTATTCATTTTGATGTATTTCTTTTTAAAGAATTATTAAAAGTACATGACAAGATTTTATACAAATTAAAAAAATTATCAATAAAAATGTAATCAAATAACAAATTTAATTAAAATTGTTTCTTTTCAAGAAATATTTATTAAAATGAATAATGACGGATTTTAAAATTATAAAAAATGAGAATACTTAATCTTTTAAAAGTGGATTCTGATGTTCCTAATATTATAGAGAGTTTTCCTATATATGAAGAACAACTATCTCAAGAAGTGATTGAAAAAGCAGAATTATTATTTATTGCGAAAATAAATGAATTAATTCATCCAGATGTTTTGTCTGATGAAGAACAAGAATATTATATAGAACAAGGAAGTTTTTATGAATATCCAAATTGTAATGTATTTTTAATTTGGTCAAATATAAATTAATAATAGAAATGGAATTTAAGGGTACAAAAGGAAAATGGATAATTAAATATTCAGATAGAGATAACTCTTATGATGTTGTAACAAAGGAGAGTTTTATAACTTCAACTTTAAACGCTTCAAATGAATCTAAGATAAACGCTTTACTAATTTCTAAAGCTCCAGAAATGTTAGAAATGTTAGAAGAAATTTTTAAATTAATTAATAATAATTATGACTCAGAACCTGAATTAATGAAAGAATTAGGTTTTGATGATAAACTTTTTGTAAAAATTGAACAATTAATTAACAGTGCAACTAATTTTTAAAAATAGATAAAATGAATTATTACACAACATCAGAATTTTTAAAAAATGTAGAAGTTCCTCTCGAAACCTCCACATATAAACCTGTAGAACATAGAATTGTAATTGATACAATTGAAGAAACCTTATATAAATCAAATATTAATATTTTAAATAAAAAATTTCTTTCTACAAATAAAGGAAATCAAGCTACATTTCATTATACATTAGATTTGAGTGATGACAAAGAACAAACTATTCAAATTATTGCTCAAAATAGTTATGATAAAAGTTTAAGTTTTAAATTAGTGAGTGGAAGTCAAGTGATTGCGTGTAGCAACGGGGTCGTACATTCTAATACAGGAGATGCTTTTAAAAAGAAACATGTGGGAGAAATTCAAACATTAACTCCTGCTAAAATTTATGAATATATTTATAATTCTCAACAATATTTTGATAATTATATTTCTAAAAGAGAATTATTAAAGAATTATAAATTAAAAGAAAATGCTATTCCAGAATTAGTAGGAAAACTCTTTTTAGATGAAAAAGTGTTGAATACAGAACAATTAAATATTCTTAAAAAAGAAATTAATGATTGTTCTTATAATTATAATTGTGATAAGAATAGTGGTTGGCAATTTTATAATAATGTAACAGCAGCTTTACGTAGCAGTCATCCTTCTTTATGGGTTAAAAATCATGTTAAATTTGATGAGTTTATTAATAAAGAGTTAATTTTAAATTAGAATAAAATTATATGATGTAGAATTTAAAATTAAAAATAGTCAAAAAAATGATTACAACGGTTTTGAAGTAGTAAAAACAGCAGGATGGTTTGAACCAAGTTGGGACATTAATCTTCTCTTCCATGATATTATAGAGCATTTTTTTGAACAAAGTAAATATTTTTATACATCAGAATTTTCTCAAGCAGGAGAGTGTGTTGCAATGGGAATAAGAACATATTTAAATGATTATTCTTCACTAGTTACAGATTTTGCTGGATATAATAAATATAGAGGAGTTGAATGGAATTCTTGGACTACTTGTATATCTCAAATAAGAGAATCAATTAATGGAGAAAGTAAATATTCTAATAATTTTAATTACACACATTTGAAATCTTGGGACAAGAAAAATATATTTAAAGGTGTAGCTAAATATTATGATGAGTATTATAAAGTAGAGGAGTTTTATGAAAAAATAGAATTAGCTTTTTCTTATGGGTATTATTTAGGTGAAAAATTATTCAATAATAAAATAGATATTATTTATAGGTTTTTTAGAAATCTAAGAGAATTTCTTTCAGAAATAGAAATTTTAAATTTAACTCATTATGACACATCTATTTATTTGCTCGAAAACACTAAATTTATTGTTAATGTAACTTCAAATAATATTGTTGGATATTTAGATGGTGTTTTAGTAAGTAGTAATGTAGATAGTTATAAATCAATAAAAAGTTTTAATAAAAAATACAACTTGATATGGTAACAGTAAATGAACTAATTGAAGAATTGCAAAAAATTGTAGCTCTTAATCCTAAATTTGGAGAATTTCCTTGTATTTATTCACATGATGATGAAGGGAATGAATATCAAGGTGTTATGAATACTCCTACTTTAGTAAAAGCTAAAAATGAAGATGGAAAACCCTTTGACTTAAAAAAGAATTACCGATTTTTAGAAATACAAGAAATTTGTAGTGATTATATATTGGACAAAAATAAAAAATATAATTGTGTAATTATTAATTAAAACGCATAAAAAAATTAAAATGTTAAAAGGATACGAAATTACTGACAAAAATATTAAATATGTAAAACTTCCTAAAGGTGAATATCAAATAGATGGAGTTAATTTTAAAAATGATAGTTGGAAAGAGGTTGATTATCAAGTAAATAGTTTTAATGATATTAGAAGTATTAATCATCAACAAATATTAGATAAAGTTATTGTAGGAGATAAAATTTATACGGAAGGAGAATTTAAAAAATTAGAATTTGAATTAGAAGAATTTCGAGATGTAAATGGTGAATGGGAAAATATTGATAAAGAATATGAATATAAAAAACTTCAAAAACTGGCTCAAAAACATTATTCCACTATCACATCTATTTCTTCTCCTTTATTAGTTTCAGTTAAAACAGGAGTGATTGATACAGGAAGTAAACATATTAAATGTAAATTTGAAAATGAAGATATTTCAGGACTGTTTATTTATTCTCAAAGTAGCTGCTGGTTAGATACAGTTAATGATGTCTTTAAAAAGTTAGAATTTGTATTTAACAAAAATGTTTCTTATGGGGAAACAAAAAATAAAAAGATTTGGGGAAATTCCACTCATTCTTGTATTAGGTATGTCACTGCTTTTGGGACTTATATTTTTAATGATAGTTGGTCAAATCCTCATAATAACGTAGGAACATTAGAAGATTGTAAAAAATGGGAAAAAGAAGATGTAAATAAAATATCTGAAATCATTTATACTTATTATAATTTAGAGTACGGAAATATAAATTTAAATAAATATGCTAAAGAAATATATAATGATGTGAATTCTATTTTAAAGCAAGTTAGAGAGTTAAGTGTAAATAAAAAAGATAATATTTCTCATAGAGTTTTAATAAACAAATGTATAGAGTTGCAAAATAAAGTTATTGAAATTATTAATCAAAATGAAATTTAGAATTTACAGAAGAGGTATGTGGTTTTTACCACAATTTTATGAAGATAATTGCTGCTTTAAGAACAAGTCATCCTTCTTTATGGGTAAAAAATCATATTCAATTTGATGAATTTATTAATTATCAACTTAATTTAAATTAATATGAAAAATAATATTTTTAATACTAAAAATAAAATTTCTTCTTTTAATGTTGAAATGGAAATAGAAGATAAAGATATTTTAGTTAAAGTATTATTTCTAACAGATGGATATGGAATTGGTCAAATACAAGATACTGAATATATTTATAAACATTGCATAATTAAATATCCAAAATTAGAAGAACTTTCTTTATTTAATATTTTAGAAATATACAATCATCCGTTATCAAATGTATATTTAAAAGATAATAAAAGTATAGATATAAAAATATCTTATTATGATGTATTTATGAAGTATGGAAAAATTAAAGAAATTTTAGAATAAAACTAAATACAAAATGAAAAAATTACAAAAAATTCAAAATAAAATTAGAAAAGAATACGGTTGTAATATAGAAATAACAGGTTTTGTTTCTGAAAAAACTTTAGAAAAATCTTATAGTTTTTTAGTTAGAAATATGAACATGCATAACGCTCTATATTTACATAAAAAGAATTATAAAACATATAAAAAATGTTTAAAAAAAGCTATTGATTATTTTAATAAAAATTTTAAAAACGATTAAAAATAAAAAAGTTAACAGGAAAAGAAATTTTAAATATTTTAAACGAAAAAGAAATTATTTAGTCTGATTTAGGTTACAGAGAGGTAGATTAAGAAACATTAGATTTAGGAAAAGTAGTAACTGTAGTTAGTTACGGTAGTGAAGGAATGGGTGATGAATATTATGCTGTATACTATTTTGTTAATTATCACCTAAAAATATGTTTTAGAAAGTTAAATATAAAAAAAAATGTTAAAAAAAAATTTTATTTTAAATTATTGTAAAATAGAAGAAGGTACTTGGATAATTCAAAATCATAAAAATCTTCTTTGCAATATTTCTTTTAACTATCAAGAATTTTTAAATAACAAATTACAAAAATGTAATGTTTATTAAAATTAAAATAATAAAAATAATTAATTACAAAGTAGTATGATAATTACAAAAGAAACAGAAAATATTAAACTACTTGGTCAAAACGAAAGTAGTGGTTTTAAAATTGAAGGAGAGTTTTTAGGAAAAATTTTTAATATTATTAGTGGGTTTTATAGTGATGCTTACGGTAGTGTTATTAGAGAATTATGTAACAATGCTTATGATGCAGAGCTTGAAGCAGGTATAAAAAATCCTTCTCCTAAAATAAAATATGAAAATCAAACTCTTACTATTTCTGATTATGGAAATGGTATGAGTAAAGATTTCATGTTGAATAAATATGTTAGTGCTGGATATAGTACTAAAAATAATACTAATTTATTTATAGGAGGATTTGGAGTTGGTAGGAATAAAAAATAATTGGTTTTATTGTTATTCATAAATATATTTGTTCCCACAAAATAAATATATAAATGAAAACAAAATACAATTCAGAATTTAAACTTATAGACACAGAAGAAAAATCTTATTTTTTAGACATTGTATCAGTTTCTTATAAAACAATAAACTATATAAATAATATTTTTATATCTAATAATATTAAATTGATATATAGAGAAAAAGGTTTAGATTTAAAAAACAGAGTTTTACAAAATAGATTTTTATTAGAGTGTCATAATTCTTCTGAAATGTATAAAATAAAAAAATTTTTTTATGATGATGCTACAATTTATTTACAAAGAAAAAAAGATTTATTCAATAATGTAATTCCTTTAAAACCTTCCAGAGAAATAAATATAGTGGATTCTGGAGATAGAGGTCTTACGTGTCCTTATTGTGGAAGTCATTATATCACATTAAACGGAAAAAGAATAATGAAAAAAAGTATTTCTTATAGATATATATGTAGTTCATGTAAAAAAAATTACTCCAATTATACTGCCCCTTCTTGTAGTGATGCAAGAAGAGTATCTGTCCAACTTAATATTAATGATATTAAGGGTGATTATATCTGATAATATAATTGCTAACGGAAAAGACTAAATTATATATTTATATATAACATGTTAATTCCGTGCTAACTAAAGAAGGTAATATGTCTTTAGTAGTGTAGAGAGTATGGTATAACCCAATTATTATTGGAATAAAACCTTTGAAGGGACGGACTTCTAATTTAGAAGAAAATGTACTCCATTCTTTTGTGAAAACAAAAGGTTAAATGAGACTTTCAATCTTTTCTTATTTAAAACAAATTAATTATAATCAATATAACGTAATTACAAGAATAGATGGTGTAGAATATACATATTTAGTATATAAAAAAGATGAAATCCCTGAAGTGTCTTTGTTATTAGAATCTTTTACAACAAAACCAAATGGAACAGACATATCTTTTTATGTTTCTTATTATAATATACATAAGTTTAAAGATGCTATTTTTAATCAATTAAGATTTTTTGATGGTGTTCAGATAGAAGGAATAGATGTTAATTTTACTCCTTTTTATAAAACTGAACATTTTTGTATTGATTTTAATTCAGGTAATCAAGGAGTAAAATGCGTAGTAGGAAAAAATATATATAACATTGATACTTCTAAATTTGGACTTATGAAAGAAGGAAACGTTCTTTTATATTTTAATGTAGGGGAAGTTGACTTAGTAGAAAATAGAGAACAATTAAAATATACAGAAAAAACCTTAAATGCTTTATTAGAAAAATTTAATATTGTTAGAAATATATTTAATATTATTTATTTAGAACAAAATGATAAAATAGAATCTATTTTAAAGTGGTTAGAAAAAAGAAATCAATATAGCACAACAATAAAAATAAATGACTTTGAAGTAAATTGTTATCCTTTTGGTATTATAAAAAATCCAAAATTAAAAAATTTTGATACTAGTAATTTTAAATTTTTAGTAGATATTGATAGTACTATAAGTTTCTTTTTTTCAGTAAAACATACACGAAAGTATAAAAGAGTAGATTTAAAAGATTTAGTAGTAACCGAATCTTTTAAAAAATTCTCTACTTATAATTTACCATATAATAATAAAAAAGCAATAGTTAATCTTGATTTAAATGATTCTATCAAAAAAGAAGAACATATCAAATTTGCAGAACAATTAAAAAAAGAATTATTAGAATCATGTACCCATGTTTATCAATTAATTTCAAGACCTAGTTATAAACATCATTCTTTAAAAGCAAATAATGAAGAAATAAAAGGAAAAATTTTATCTCTTGCTGGTAAAAAAGAAATTATTTTAAAAATAAAAGATTTTGTAAAAAATAAATATAAGTATATTATTTATACAAATGAAAAAAACATACCTCTTATACAGTTTTATTATATAAACAATGTTTATACTAAATCTCAAAAAACATGTTTATTTTTATCATCTAAAGAATTAAAAAAAATTAAAAAATTTTCTCCTGTATTATATGAAGATTATATTAAATCAGAAGAATACAAAAAAGGTGTTTTTAGATATATGTTATATTATTCTAATATAATATATAAAATAGAATCATTAATAAAAGTAATTAAGTTTTCAGATACAAAAGTTTATAATAGGTTAATTTATCTTAAAAAAATATATAAAATTAAAACTAATCATAAAAATATTTTTATTACAAAATATTATGATGAGGATGTTATAAAAAATTCTATATTTAAAGAAGTTGAGGATTTAATGTTAAAATATGACGCGGAAATTGATATATATGGATTAAATAAAAATTTTTATTATAAATATTTATTAACTAAAAAAAAATTAGAAAAATGTCAATCAAAATTGTCCAAATAGGAAATAATTTGAATATAGTATTTGAAAATAAGTCATTTACTATTTCAAATAAAGAAATTAACGAAGAAGTTTTTTGGAAATATGCTTTTAAATATAATCAACAACCTTCTGAATATGTAAAAAATAAATTAGAAAGAATATTTAAACCTTTTTTAGAAAAAAAAGATTTTGAAAAAGAAAATAATAAAATAGAATCTAAAAAAATAAAAAATCAAATTAAAAAACTAAAGACAGAAATGTCTTGGTCTTTTAAATCAAATAGATATTTTATTAAAGATTTTAATATTCCTACTGAATTTGTAAATTATATTAAAAAAGCAATAGAAAATAATGAAGATATTAGTGTTTATAAAAATTTTATTAATAAATTAGCTAATAATCCTATTGTTCATGTAAGAGATAATTTTTTCTCTTACATGAATAATTGTAATTTAAAATTAACACCTTCTGGAAATATTATTGCATATAGATATGTTAAATCTTTAGATGATTATGATTTAAATGATGCTAAACTTATTAATGAATTATATATTAAAGCTAAAGTAAATAAAAAAAGTCCTTCTAATTATAAATTTAAAAATATAACTGTTCAAGAAGCATATGATTCTCTTAACATTATTTTTACAGATTCATATACAAAAAAACAGCAATATCAATTAAATAGTATTATTACAATGCCTTTAAATGAAGCTGACACATCTACGAGTAAGTGCTCGAAAGGTTTTCATTTTACTAATTATGAAGGTATTAATCAAATAAAAGGATATGATTTTGGAGATATGATGATTGTAGGGTTGATTAATCCTGCTAATATTGTTTCTATACCAAATGATAACTATCCTAAATTTAGATGTATAGAATGGTATTTTGCTGCAATTATTGATAATAATATTGCTCAAGAAATTGAAAATTCTGATATTTCAATATTTGATATGGATTTTGAAACTAAAAGTTTTGAAAAAGTTAATGATTCTGACCCGTTTAATTTAAAAAAGAAGCAACAAGAAACAAAAGAAAAAATTAGAGAATATAAAAAATCTTTAATAACTAATAAAAAAACACCAATTATTATTTCTAAATTATGATATTAACCTTAAATAATAAAAAGTTAGAAAAAGCTAAACAATATGGAATTATGGAAGTAGGGTTATCCTTACTTCCATATAATTTAGCTAATGAAAAGATAAATCTATGCCCTTTCAGCACTCCTTCTTGTATTAGTTCTTGTTTAAATATGACTGGTAGAGGTAGTTTTAACAGGACTCAAGAAAGTAGAAAACTTAAAACTCTTTCTTTTTTAAATGATAGAGTAGAGTTTATGAAAAAAGTTAGTGCAGAAATAACGTATTTAAAAAGTTTATATTCTAAATTAGCTGTTAGATTAAATGTTATATCAGATATTAATTTTCAAAAAATAAAAATAGAAAATAATAAAAATATATTTGAATTACATCCTGATGTTATTTTTTTAGACTATACAAAAAATCCTTATTTAATAAGTAAGCATTCTAATTATAATATTATTTATTCTGCGGATAAGTACAATATCACAGATGAAATGTTAATTAAAAAATTAAAATCTGGACAAAATGTAGCAATGGTATTTAAAGATAAAATACCAGCATATTGGAATGGATTTGAAGTAATAGATGGAGATAAAAGTGATTTAGAATGGATTAACAAAAAAGGAGTTATAAGTGGACTTATTTATAAAAAAGTAATTAAAAAAGGAGTTAATAATCAAGAGTTAATTAAAAATAGTACGTTAATTTATGGATAATATTACAGCAAAAGAAGCTAGGGAAATTTCTGATAAAATAAATGAAGAAAAAAGGATAGCAAAAGAAAAATATACATTAGAAAAAATACCAATATTATTTAAAAGAATTAGAGATTCTGCAAAAAAAAGGATGTACTTATGTTGAATTGAGAGATGATTTTTTAGAATGTGATTGGGAAATTATTGAAAAAAAAAATAAAAGAAAAAGGATTTGAGTTTTCTTCTAAAGGTTTTATAAGATGGTGATTATTTGTAAATTTGAAAATAAAATTATTGATGTTTCAGTTGAAGAATACATTAATAATAAAGAAAAATATAAATTATTAGGAAGAGGATATTATATAGATTTAAATTCTTTAATTTATTTAGCTAATGATAAACGTAGCGTATATTGTAAAGAGTTAGGAATAAAACCTGCTTCATTTTTAATAAATCTTTCTTTAATAATATTATCAAAATTTAAATTTTATAAATATGAAAAATATAAATAATAATTTAAAAAAACAATATGAAAGTATTTGTGAAAAATATATTAATTTATTTGCTAATAAACAAAACTTAAATAAAGATGGGTGGGTAGATTATGTAGGAGGTATTTATGGATTTGATACTATATATTTTATTAGTTTTGATGATATTAGAATTGATATTGAAACTAATCAACCAAAAGGTTTAATAATTAATTGGTATCAAGAAACTTTACATAATAAGGATAAAATGAATTATTATACATATACAAAGGGATTGAGATACAATAAATAAAAATTTTAAATTAATAGTAAAAAATATAAATGAGAGTAATTGATAATAAAAAATTCTATATTGTAAAAGCAGAAATTATAGGAAATTTATGGAAAGTGAAAACTTCTAAAATAAAAAGAGCCATATTAGAAGAAAAAAATTTGTTTATGATTGACGTTTACAATAAATTCACATCGTCAACATATTCACTTTTTGAAATTGATAATTATAAACATATAGAATCAGAATATGTTTATTTTCATGTAGAAGAAGAAAAAGATTTAATTATTCCACCTATAATTGGTGTAGCAGCTTTTAAAATGGATGATAGTTGGATAAATCTTCTTTTTGATTATATTATTAGTAAAGATTATCAAGATTATTTATATAATTTAAAGCAAAAAGAAAATATATTTCCTATTACATCAAATAGGTGGAATTGTTTTATTAATGATATTTATGAATTAAAATCAGTTATAATAAGCGAACATTCTTATCCTAATAAATTTAATAACGGATTAGCTTTTTCTACATTTGAGAAAGAAAAACCAAAAACTCTTTTAGCAATTGAAGAAGGAATTAAAAAAGAGAAAGGGTTGTTATATAATTTAAATGCTGATTTAATAGATTGGCAAACCAAAGGCATTTTATTATTAAATAAAGAGTTTGCTAATGGTCATTATAATCATATATTTTTTAATAACATTATAAATGCTTTAAAAGCTAATAAAAATTTATATTATTTATTAGTAGGAAATGGATTATGGTATTTAGGAAATGAGTTAGATAAAGATAAAGTAATTTATTCAGAACATCCTTTAGATGTTTTAAAAAGAAAAGAAATTTTTAACAGTGATAAATTCTTAGAATTAGATGGAAAATGTAACTTCTTATAAAAAACCTAATATTTTTACAAATTATAATTTTTTAGGCTCTAGTGAAAAATATAAATGTGTTAGAGTTTATAAAAATACTAAAACTCAACAAAAAATGTATAAAGGTGAATTTACTATAAACGGTCAAACAAAATGTAAAATGTTTTGGGAAGAAAAAGATGCTGCTAAATGGGTTGACTTTCAAAGAATTGCAAATAGATTAGAACCTATTAATATTTTAAAAAGAAAATGATATTATATATAGTACCTGCATTTTTATCTGCTTTTTTATTTATATTATTATGTATAATTGATAATACTTTTTTACCCTCATATGTTTTTCATTTAGGGTATAAAACAAATTATCACCTTTTTATTGGAGTAGCTTTTGCTATTTTATCTCCATTACTTAATATTGTTTTTACTGCTGTATTATTAAAATGTTTATTTGATTTTTTTAAAGAAAATGGAAATTAAAATTACAAACAAAAATCCTTATTGGGTTTATTTTAAACATGATGAAAAACAAAAAATTACAGAATGTTTTATCAATCAAGATAGATTTGAACTTGTTAAATCTTCTGTCAAATGTCATAAAAATGATGTTTATAATAGAGAAAAAGGAAGAATTCAATCTATTAAAAAAGCTTTAGAAATTTTAAATTTAAATAAAAAAGAAAGAACAGAGTTTTTTGCTCAGTATTTAGGCAGAAAAAAAAGAGATATTTTAGAAATTAATATAACAAATATAAGTAACACTTTAGAATTTTTAAAAGAAATTACTTTATTAAAACAAAAATACGAAATTTAATATGAATATTAATAAATTTGAACAAGAGTTTAAACATTTAATAAATGTTCCTGTTTTTAAATATAACAGTAAAGCTTATAATAAAAAATATGGAAATGTTTCTGTTCATGAAAAAGAATTTAACCCTTTGAATTTTTATTATATAGAAATAGATAATGAGGTTTATCATATTAGTTATCATAAAGAAGTTATGCTAAGTAATACAGTAATAAAAAACGGTATTGCTAAAAAATATGGTCTTATTGCAGGAAACTATTTAATAAAAATTACAGAAAATTATTTATTAGATAATAAATATATTGACTACACTCCTGTTGCAAAATATCAAAAAAAACTTTTAGAGAAATATATTTCTTTAGAAAAAGAAATAAATACATTAGAAAAATCTAATATTGATAATTTTAAAGAAATTACTAATAATATTGCTGAATTATTAGAATATAAAAATAAAAAATATGGAAATTCAGCTTTAGAACCATTAAATATTTTTTCTGGAAAATGTAAAGTAGGAAATAGAATAGATGATAAATTATCAAGAATTAAAAATTCTGATTTATTAAGAAAAAATGATATTGCAGATGTAATAGGATATTTAATTCTTCTTTGTAAAGAAAATAATTGGACATCTTTTAATGAATTTATGGATTAATTTTTAAAAAATAAAATTCCCATTAGTAATAATGGGAATTTTTTAAATTTGATAATAATAATTAAATATAAATTAAAATGAATAATAAAGTTGAACTTATAGGATGGTATGGAGGTGATAGAGCTATTGCTAGAGCAGCTTGGACATCTACTCAAATTGATGTAAATTTAAAAACAGATGAGCAGATTAGAGATTTATTAGTAAATAAATTATGGAATAACGGTTCTGGTAAATCTCATAAAACTCCTTTTGAAAGAGGTATTATTGAATTTAATGTTACTTGTGAACAAGCTTCTCATATTCATTTACTTAAACATAGACTTGCTAATACAAACGGAGAATCTGCAAGATATAAAGAATTAAAAGAAGATAAAATATATTTACCAGAAGATTGGAATTCTCTAAATTTATCAGATGAAGCCTGTGAATCTCTATATAATATATCAGGTAAATCATTAAATTATGAAAAAACTAATACATGGAATGATGTTTTAAAAGATTATTCAAATCTTGGTAATTTTTTATACCACGAATGTTTAAAAGATATAGCACCTACTGTTGGTAGAAAACGAGCTAAAGAATCAGCTAGATTTTTTAAAACAATGAATAATCAAATTACATTAAGTGTAATGATGAATATGAGTTGTTTTCATAATTTTTATACATTGAGAGCAGATGATGCTGCTCAGAAAGAAATTCAATATATAGCAAATATGGTATTAGATTGTATAAAAAATATTCCTGAAAATCCGTTTAAATATACATTAGAAGCATTTAATTTAACAAAAGAATAACATTAAAAGATATGGTTTATGAGAATATTAGTAAAAAGTACAATATGGGAAGAATTTTTTACAGATTCTTCTAAAGAAGAAGTTAAAGAATTTTTATCAAGAAATCATCCTTTTGAGCTTGTTGCTGAAAAAGAATTTTATAATAATGAATTATTATTAGAAACTCAAGAATTTATTTCTCCAGAAAAAAATGAAGGATTTTCTACAATAGAAATTTATAACGAAGAAAATAATTTAGTTTATAAAAATGGAAAATAAAAACTACAAAATTGAAAAAGGAATATCTTTATCATTAGTAGCGTATATGCTTCTACAACAAGCGGGAATATATTTAAAATCTGATGGTAAATATTATAAAAATAAATCTAAAAGATTATTAGATGCTTTATTAAATGATAGTAAAGATATATTTTACAATATTGACAATCTTAGAAGATTAGCTATTCCTAAAAATATTTTAAGAAAAGTTGAAAAAGAAATGGGATATGAAGTAGAAGAAGAAGTTATGAATGAAGAATTAACTACTTCTCAAAAAATATTTACTAACTTAGTAACATTATATATGACATCAGATACTAGTCAATTATATGATTTAGAGCTATACACTACTAATTTAGTAAATAAAAAAAAATTATATACAGAAGAAATGGTAGAAGACTTAATTAAAAATTTAAAAAAATAATATGAAAGAAACTACAGAAAATATTTACAAATGGTTAGAAATTGGTGAAAATGAATTTGGAGATACTTCTAAACTTCCTTTAGCTATTTCTCTTGTTGAAGAAGAGTTACAAGAATTAAAAGACGGAATTAAAAATAAAGATAGAAAAGAAGTAATTAATGCAATTGTAGATTTATGGTGGGTACTTTGCAATGTCTCACTTTTTAGTTCTGTTACAGTGGATGAGTTACAAAAAGAATTTGATAAAGTAGAAAAATCAAACTTCTCTAAATATTGTAAAACATTTGAAGAAGCTCAAGAAACTGTAAATGCTTATGCAAATGGAACACACCCAAATAAATTAGGAGAAATTATTGAAACCTATATTGTTTCTACAAAATATACAGAATATCCTTTTGTAGTAAAGAGGAAAGACGGAAAAGTGCTTAAAAGTATAAACTTCAAAGATGTAAATGAATTTTAAATATGAATAGAGAACTGATTATAAGAATAATTAAAGAACTTATTAAAGAATATGGTAGTTTTAATGTGTCAGATATAAGAGCAGAACTTCCATTCTTTACTATTGGTAATGCTACACATTTAATTAATTATTTAAATATAGAAGGTGTTAAAGTGGAAGTATATATCGAAAAATATGGTGATGATATGATAGACGTTTATTCTATTCCTTATGAAAATTTAAAAGATGATTTATTATTAGACATATCAGAAATTATAAATGAAAATATAGAAAAGATTAAAAATGAAAGTAGAGCCAATTAATAAATATATTTGTATTCAAGATGTTCCTTATTTTAATATAAGTCATGTCTATGAACAAATTACTCCTAATTTTAAATTTTCTGATTATCCTAAAGTATTTTCTCAATTATACAAATTTGAAACAGGAGAAACTACTTATGAAGGACAAAAAGTTTATAGATTTAAAAATGTAGGAAATTATGAATTAGAAATTAAATCTGTTAATTTCATTCCTTCTTCTCACATAGATGCAGATATTTTTCCTTCTTTTGAAAGAGCTAAAAAAGAATTAGATGAAAGAAAAAAATTAAGTAAAAATAATTCTTCTAAGTATGAAATTAAATCTTTAGCTACTCAAATACATTTCTTATCAGATGTAAATAATATAGAAGAATTAACAATTAAAGACTTAACACAAAAACTTTCACACATCAAATCATTATCAAATAACATTTTAAAAAATGCAGAATAAAGAAAGAATTTTACAAGTAAAGTTTGTAATTGAAGAATTTTTATTTGAAAAAGGAAATTTTTCAATTGATGATATTTATTATTTTTTATATGGTATTGGTTTATATAAAAAATTTTATAAAAATGAAATAGAAAAAATTGTAACTTTTCTTATAAAAGGAAAAGATATTAGAGTAAGAAAAGAAAACAAACTTTTTTTTGCTTTATAAATATGATTTTTTTTATTATTTTTGTATTTTTTTAATAAAACAAAATAGTATGAATAAATTCAAAATAGCAATAAAATTTGGAGATAATGATTTTCATAGCACTTTTAAAGGAGTGTTATCGTTATTATTTGATGCTTTTAAATATAATAAATTACCAAATAATAAAGAAAAACTTTGTTGGATAATAAATCAATTATCTCCTATAGCTTATGTTACACATCAAAATCAATGGGAATATAATGGCTTAGAAGAAGCTGAATATTTGAAAACAGAACAAAATAAAAAATTTTCACTTACTAAAAAATATCTTCAAATAACTCCAGAAAAAATCCTTTTAAATAAAGAAGTAGATACATTTATAGAAGAAGGAGATAAGATTCATTTTTTTAATGGTGACGTATTTATACTTGATACTACATTATATTCAAATAATATTTATTCACTATGAAAAAACTTTTAGTATTATTATTGTTAGCTCATTCTACTTGGGCTAACAATACTTTATTTTCTTCTATGAAGTTTCCTAAAGTTGCAAATGCTATTTATAGATTAGAAACAAGAAATGGGACTTCTAAGTTATGTAAAAAATATAATAACTTATTTGGATTTAAAATTAATAAAAGAAAAATATATATAAATTGTACTTCTACTAAATATTGTATTTATGCTAATAAAATAGATAGTGTAAGAGATTATATTTTATGGGAAAGAGATTTTATACATTATTATAAAATAACCTCTCAGAATCAATTTATAAACTGTTTAGTAAAAAGTTATGCAAAAGATAAATCTTATAAAAAGAAACTTTTAAAAATGATGAAAAATGAATGTTAATAAAAGAAATAAGGACAAGATAGAAAAACTATTTTATTTCTGTTTATTATATGTTTCGCATAGAGATTTTGATTTATATAAGAAACTTACTAAAAGTAAAGATTTAAATTACAATCAAGCTGAAAAACTCTCTAATTTTTTTAATGAACTAGTAGTAACAAGAGAAAGTAGTCCTCAAGATTTTATTGCGAATAAAGAAGACACTATAAATACTTCTATATATAAATATATTATTTTAAAAAACAATCTTAAAGAAGTTAAAGAAAAGTTTGGAGCTAAATATAAAAATGAATTATATAAATCTGTAAAAAATTTTTATAGAAAAAGAATGTATTGCTACCAAATGGACAGTTTTTTTACTTTTGTAATCTATGGATTGTATTTATATATAAATAAGATAATTACATTTGAAGAATTTTTAGAAAATTATGGGTTTGAAATATCTATTTTTACAGGAAAGAAGTCTCTATTAGATTTAAAGAAAACGATTAAAATTGCACAATATATTTTAACTATATAATTAATGTTTGAATTAAAACATCAAAAAACAAAAACTATTGCTTGCAAGGAAAATGGTAGAAGTGGAGATTATACAAGTGGACATTTTGTACTTGGATGCTCTCATTTGAAATCTGATTTTTATGATAACCCTTGTCATTACTGTTATGTAGCTCGATTTGGGAGAAAAAAAATTTATATTAATACAAATACAGATGAAATTTTAAAACAATGTGATTTAGCAATCCAAGATAAACCGTTTCCTAAAATACCGAATCAAGTAGATTCTATTTATTATTTTGTGGATATATCTTGTGATACTGACATAAATTTTATGTGGAAATATTATAATTGGTTCTTTGTATTTGATTATTTTAAACATCATCCAAAACTTGCTGCTACATTTGCTACTAAATGGGTTAATACAAAATTATTAGATTATAATCCAGAAAGTAAAATAAGAGTTAGAATGAGTTTAATGCCTGAAAAAACTAAGCAAATATTAGAAAAAGGTACAAGTCCTATAATGAATAGAATTAAATTTTTAAATAAGTTAATTTCACAAGGATATTCTACTCATATTAATTTTAGTCCAATTGTTTATTATAAAAATTGGTTAGAAGATTATAAAGAACTATTTAAGATAATAAATCAAGAAACAACTGATGAATTTAAAAAACAAGCTTGTTCAGAAAATATATTTCTTACAAGTAATGAATATTTACATAACATAAATATTCAAAAAAATTTACATTTAGCAGAAAGTTTTCTCTGGAATCCTGAATTACAAGAATTTAAAATTTCAAATTATGGAGGTAAAAATCTCAGATACAAATTTGAATTAAAAAACAAATTAGTAGAAGAATTTAAATTTATTTCTAATGAATATATTCCTTGGTGTAAAATAAGATATATATTTTAGCATATTTTAATTATGTTT